TCGTTGGTGATCTGAATGTCGAAATACACATCCTCGCCGGTGTCCTTGTATCTCTGCATCAGGCGGCGGAAAATGCTGGTGTTATAGTGAAACGTGGCGGAACCGGTGCCAGCCCAACCGGTGGACTTGTTGCCCCGTCCGGGCTTGCCCAAAATGGGAACTTCGGTTTTCTTTTTCTCAAAGTTGGCTTCAAGGTTGATAGCCTGCATGAAGTTGAACCGCTCACCTTCAATGGTGACAAAGCACTCCGCAAGGGCGGCGGAAACGCTGTCCCTTGCGTGCATGATAGGCGTACCGTTGCCGTTCATGGTTTAACCCCCTTTCTTTACTGTACCCAAACGGTCATATACAGTTGGGCCATAGCGTTGACCGGGGAAACATAGTCCGTCACCACAACGGCCTTTTTGGTATCACCCTTTTCCACGGTCACATTCTCCGGGTCGAAATTCTCAATGGCCCGGATTTCCTGCAACTGTTCATGGTGTTTGGTAATGTCCCGCCACAGGCTCAACCGGCCCGATTCATCATTGGGAACCTTGCCAATGTACTTCTTGCCGAACAGGACGGCAATATCATTGGCAATCTGATCCAGAACCCGGATCGTCTGGTTGCTGGAAAAATCGGGGGACTTTTCATCCGTGATAGAAATGAAAGTGTTGATGTCCTCCAACACCACCACTTTTTCATCCACGGTATGGAACATCCAGGAACCTTCCTTGATCCCGTTTTCAAGCTGGGTTTGGGTGTAGCTGGTATCAATGGAATATTCCCCGTCATAGTCCATATTGGTTGCGGACTTGTTCACGGCGGTTCCGGCCACAACCCCAACCGTCCAGGGGATCAGGGCGGCGGTTTCCTCGGCAACCCCTTCCAGGCCGTTTTTAACGCTCACCACACCTTCATAATCGGCAAGGTTATTGGATACCACCACCTGACACTTCTTGCCCACATCGTCCCGCATACGGCGATTATAGGCGGCATACAGGCCCTTGATCACCGGGTCAGTAGACATACACCCCATAGCGTTGTAGGTGTAGCTTTCCATAGCGTCAAGGTAATTCTGGTGGGCCACATCTTCAGCGGCTCCATTTTCGCCGCCCGTCAGGGGCATGGTGGCGGTCAGTTCCAGGGCCGCTTCCTTGTTCCAGGTGACAAAATCATTATCAGCCAAATCCGCAATGGTGGAAACGGCTTCCTGATAGCCAACCTGAACCGTATTCAGATAGGTTCCCACATCGAACAGGGGGTTGCTTTCGGTGCTGTTTTCGTTGGCTTCGATCACAACCCGCAATTCGTTCCCACGGGTGCCGGGATATTTGGCGGTTGCAAACTGGTTGGCCGCTTTCTTGCCGCCCATGTTCAGCCGGTAGAAATGAACCGTTTTGGCGTGTTTGAAAATCTCCCGCATGGGCTTCAGTTCCGGGGCGGTGTAGGCATAGCCAAAAATTTTCTGGCTGGTCTTGATGAACTCCGCCAACTCCACCGTGAACACCTTGCCTTCCGGCCCCCAATTCATATCAAGGGCAATAGTGGCAATGCCACGGTCGGACAGGGTGGCGCTTGCATAGGCCACGGAAATGAAGTTCATGTATGCGCCGGGAAGGATTTTGTTCTGAACTAAAAAAGTTCCTCCACCCAATGCCATTTTACTTCACCTTACCTTTCGGGGTCTGGAAATTCTTGATCAGGCCGTCCACCTGATCCATGGTGTACCGCTGATTATCTTTCAGCAGGACGGACAGCAGATCACGCCTGTTGGCGTACCGCTTGAACGTCAGAATGTGCGACTTGCTGAAAGTGGGCGGGGCCTTGCCCTGGACAGCTTCAGCGGGTTCTTTCTTGCTGGTAGCCATATAATCACCCTTTCTTTGTTCCAACATTGGTGGTCAGTGTTTCCATGGGGTTTTCCTCCTTCGGCTGAATCACAATGGGATTGTAATTCACGAAAAAGTGAAGAACCCCGTCAATGGTTTTGAATTTCATGGACGTTCCGCGCAACGGCAAGCCGTCCGCCATCGGAATATATTCCAAGGCAACCAACAGCGTTTCCGCCACGCTGAACAATTCAGCGTTATTCCCGGCCTGTTTGGGAAAATAGTGAATATCAAATGGGTAACGCCTGATCCCACGGGTTCCAAGCAAGGGGGAAGCCCCCGGCTCCAAAACAGCGATAAAAAAACAAGGTTCTGTCAAATCCTGTTCCACATCGTTTTCATAGATTTCATACCCATCCCCAAAGGTGGCGTTCAGCTTTTTTGAAATCCCGGTTATGACCTCATTCAGCATTTAGAACACCTCTTTCAGAACGGAATATAATTTCTGTTCCAGAACCCCCGGAAGCTGGTTTTCCAATTCCTGAAGGGATACCGTCAACATGAACCGGCCTTTCACCCAACTGGCCTTCAGGCTCTTTCCCAAGGCGGGGACATAGCGCCCCGGCCTTTGCCGGTGGCCGTATTCCACATAGCTTGCGTATTCAGTGGGGTTTATGATCGTTACAACGTATTCATTCCCGCGCTGAACAATGGGCAGGATCGTCCAGGCATCCCGCAAGGTGCCGCCTGTATACCCCGCCCAATACTGTTGATAGATAGCCGCTTCACGGCTTAAAAATTTCCGCTTTTTTCCACTTGCGCCGGTAGCGGTTACAGTGGTTTTTTTGTTGTCGTACAGGTCTTTTGGGACAACTCCAACCGGCGTTCTTTTCTTGACTTTTGCCAATAACCGGGCCGCAAGTTCATTAGCCAATTCCCGGCATAGCCGGTCAAAATCGGTCTTTTCCAGCTTGTCAATGCGCTGTTCCAAGGCTTTCAGTTCCGCAAAATCAGCCTTGCCCCATCGTTTACCCATCAGGCCCAACCTTTCCAAAGGGTCAAATAGATTTCCTGGTGATTGGTGAACACCCCGGCTTCCCCACTATGGGAAAAGACAAATTCCCGGACAAGTTCACCTTGCCGGTTGAACCGCTGAACTGCGATTTTGCACCCGGCAGGGATCACCACATCAGGGGACAGAAACAGCTTGACATTCTGGAACTTTGAGGTAACATTTTCCCCATCGGTTGAAGTTAATTTTTCAAAGGACAGTTTACAGGGTTGATTTTCCAAAAGCGGCGTTTCTGAAAAATCGGTTAGTTTCGTGTCAGGATCAGTGACTTTCACCCGCTTGATAATCGTACACCGATCCCGCCACATCCGTTCCAGGGCTTTCCGCTGGGCGCTCACCATACCAGCCGCCTATACTTGATAAATTCACGGGTTCGCCCATTCATCAAGTAATTGATCAGCGTGTCCAAACGCTGTTCCGGGGTGGTGTTGCCCTCCCCAATGGCAAAAACCGTGTTGGTGTCCCCTTCTTGGATTTGCTTGACCGCCGCTTCCAGGTCGAAGCCCTCTAACTGCCCTGAACCTTTTTTCAGGCTCAAATACTGCCCCGCAACCATTTCAACCGCCAAACGGTTCAGCCCTTCCGGGATAGCCGGTTGGTTGGTTTCATTCTTGATCCGTTCTGTCACCGTGGAAATGATGAAATCAAGCAACGGATCATCGGCGGCCCCCGTTACGCCAAAGGCATCCAGCAGGGCAACCACATCTTCACGCAACGGGATCACCCGCCTTTCTTACTCGCCGCCCTGTTCTTCTTCAGGGGTGGGCAACGGCTCCACAGCCCGGATAGCGGCCAGGATTTTCCCCTTGTTATTGGGAACACCGGTCAGGTCAATCCCGCGATCCTGAGCATAGGCGATCAGTTCCTTGTTGGTCATACCGGCCAGGGGGTCAGGATCAGCGGCGGGGGCTTTCCCCTCCACCATGTAACCCCGCTTTTTCAGGTATTCCGCATCATCGGCGTTGTCAGTGTAGCCAACCCCATTACGGAAATTGACAATGCACTTTCCGCCCCGATAGACGGAACCCCATTTCTGTTTTCCTGTTACCTTGAACATGGTTGAACCCTCCCTTATTCCGTGGCGGTTGCGCCGCTGTCCTTCAGGCCGGTAATGGAACCGTGGAGAAATGCGGGGCCGTGATCCAGGCCGATTTCCCCATAAATCTGTTTCCGGTCAGAAGCGCCCACCTTCGCCAAATCCTCCAGGAACAGAACACCCTTGCCGGGAACGTCCTGGAACACCGGCGCACAGGCGGAAACATCGAACAGCCCAATGGAACCGGGCTTCATGAACGGATTGTAGCAGATACCCATTTCAAAGAAATCGGTTTCCAACTTCTGGATGTTCATACCGCCCACGGTGCGGGTTTGGGGCTGGTTATAGCCCACCTGTTTTTCATACAGGCTGGTGATCCGCTGTTTCTGCTCCGAACCACAGAACAGAACCATGTTGCCGAAAAAGGCCCCGGCATCCGCCATGCCCTTGAAGAACTGCTTCAGAAGATCAATGGACAGGTCAGCACCGCCAGCGTCAATGGTGGTGCCGGTGGAACACAGTTCCATCATGCCACGGGTCTTGTTGGCCTGATTCACAGCGTTGGCTTCCGCATAGGTGCCATTCAGGAAGGTATGTTCCACGTCACGGGCAATCTTTTCCAGGCGGCGGGCAATCTGCCAATCCAGTTCAGAAGTGGGGTTGGCCTGCGCCCCGGCAGGGATCAGGCCGGACAGCTTGCCACGGTTGGCCTGTTTCGCATAGGTAATGGAAATGGTTTCATGGAAAATCTGCGTCACGTTGTACTTCTGTTCGCGGGTGATAGCGGTGGCTTCGGGGGCCGTTTCGGAAGCCTGTTCAGAAATTTCAGGCTGGGCGGGTTCCGGGAACTCATACAGTTGGCCAGTAACAAACCGGTCATTGTCGGTTTTCCGTCCACCGGACAAGCCGCCAATCATGGACAGGAACGGGGTACGGGTGGGGGAAGCGGTGAACAGTTCCCCGGCGAAATTGGGCAGATTGAAAGTGTTGCCGGTTCCGGTTACTCCGTTAGGCATAATCAAACATCCTTTCTAAATTGTGATTTTGGGGGGATTAGTACAGTTCCACCCCATCAGCGGCGGCTTCCCGCTTGATTGCCACGGCCAGGGCAGAATTACCGGCTTTCCGGGCATCGGCCAGCCGGGTTTCATAGGCTCCCGCCTTCGTGGTGGGGTTCACACTGGAACCACCAGCGGGGGAAGCGCCGGAAATGGTGCTGGTTGTGGTGGTATCATCAGCCTTAAAAAGAAAACTGGTTCCTTCCGCCTTTGCCAGCTTGCCGATTTCATCCGCAAGGCCCCGGATCGTCCCATCATCGTCCAAATCCGCCTTTTCCAAAAAAGCGGCCAGCAGGGGCTTCACCGTGGCGGGGTTAATGGCTTTGGCATCGGTCAGGGCCTTTTCCACGGCGTTTTCGATCTTGATTTTCTTGATCTCGGCGGCGTGTTCCTGATCCTTGGCGGCGTTGTCGGCCTGAAGCTGGGTGATCTGCGCCTGAAGCGCGGCGGCATCGGCCCCGGACGTTTTCAGGGCGTTCAACTGCCCATCCCGTTCCGTGATCGTGGCCTTGGCCGTTTTCAGTTCTTCGTTTACCTCATTGAACCGGGTTTTGGTCACAAAGGAACCGTTCAAGCCCTCCATAACCTTTGTAGCCTGTTCTTCGGTCAGGCCCATAGCCATCAAACTTTCTTTGGTCATGCTGATTACCTCCAATCAAATTTCCTGTTTTTCCGTGGGTAGGAACCACGATTTTGAACCGTTTATTTTTCCGCCCACACGGTTCCAACAGGCGAAATGGTATGAAAAATCAGGGTGCATTAAATGCGCCCTGATTAGTCAACAAATATGATTAGTAATTGTTGTGAAAGCCCCAATATCGTTCTTCTGCTTTCACTCTTGCCGCTTTAGCTTCTTCAAAGGTTTTGAATGTTCCAACGCTCAATATTTTTCCATCAACGGTGATCGTCACACGGTAGCTGACTTGCTTTTTTCCGGGTCTTTGCGTAATACCCGGAACCCCGTATTTGTTGGAACATCGTGGGCGGCGGTTTCGCTCCTGCGTTTTGAGCGTTACCCAACGGCAATTTTCCGGGCAGTAATTTCCATTTACATCTATCCGGTCAATGGTTAAATCATCGGAATACCCATGTGATATAGCCCAATCATGAAAGGCTAAAAATGACGTTTCCCATTCATCACAGACAGAAATTCCACGGCCACCGTATAACTCATAATTGATAGCTGTTTTTGCTTTACAACGTTTCCGCATTTCTTTCCAGATTTTATATATTCTTGTTCTGGATAGCCCGTGTTGTTCCCCGCTCATACCCGTTTTGCCGCTTTCTGTCCACGGGCGAACCCCAAACGAAACACAAAACCAATTAGCCGGAAAATGTCATGGCTCATGCTGTCATGAATGGCAATTATGTCACTCACACGAAGGTCATACTTGCCGGGGTGGACGTTCTCCACGCTCTTGATTAACTTTTCCATGATAACCTCCACAAATTTTACTTGATAGAGGCTCCCAACTGTGATAGAATGGATTTATCCAGTGGGAAACCTCTGGCCTTTAGGGTGCTGGTATGCTTGCGAGGCGGGCCAGCACCCTATTTCTTTATATCGGCTCCCAACTTTTTAATTCCTCTACGAATCGCTTCCATTTGGCTGATTTTCTCCTGCTCAGTATAAGCGTCAAGTATTTTCATACTTTCTTCATCTACTCGAACAGTCAGCTTGTATGGTTTTGGATTATCTGTTGGTCGGCCAGTTCTTGGGGACATTTTATCACCTCACTTTTGACTATCATAATTATATACTTTTGACCGTCAAAAGTCAAGGGGTTTGAAAAATAAATTTTGGAGGTTTCCTTATGTTCGGATTATTCAAGAAAAATACTACCCTACAAGCTAATCCTGATTTAGATTACATCATTTCTACTGTTCGATACAGCACAGAACCACATGATGATATTCCATTTTCTGAAGAAGAACGTACATTTTTTAAGTCACTAATACAACAGTTCAAAGAAAGCGGCCTTAATCCAAAAGACATTCGTTTAACCAGAATGTCCAACATGGGGTTTAATGTAGATACTCATGATTGCTATGTGGGGAAAATCAATTTCTATGTCGCACCGGATAAGTTTGCAGTAATTAAAAACGGCGGCAAACGGGCGGCAAAAATTTTTGGCACAAAAGAAGAAGCTGACGCATATATAACGGAACATGAAGGGTATTTCATTGACATACGAACCGGGGAAAACCGTAGATATATGCAATATCTCAAAGGGGCGAATACAGTAAAGGAATTGCATAATCCTACTTTAGAAGAATGTATTGCCACAATTCCTCGTTGGATTACTCATATTAAATACTGCAAAAGGAACAAATAATTATCGCTTCTTTAAGCCGTCTTTGGCTCCACCGTACACAAAGGTTTTCTTCCAGGTCTTATAGTCCATGCTGGAAGGCACATAGTAGACTTCATTTTCAGCGTTCCGGGCGATCCGCTTTCCGTCCATATCCTCATAGTGGGGGCACGTTGTCCCCCGGCAATTCGGGTGGAAAGGTGGAACCGTCACACCGGGTTCATATTGGGATAGGGGGATCACTGTTCCATCCAGGCCCCCGCAAAGGTCACAGGTGTAACCATCCAGGGTTTCCAGGATTTCAATTTGTTCAACCCCAATATCCTTGTAGGTTTCCCGGCTGGATACAGCGTTGAAATAGGTGGTTTCAGTACGAACCAGCCGCCCCGCCTGATACCGGGATACCCCAAACCGGCCCCGTATGCTTTCGGTCAGCTTGTGAACACTGTCACCCCGAAGAAGCCCTTGGGTCAAGGTGGTTTGCACCCCGGACACAAGGCCCGCTTTTTGCTCCCAACACCGATCCCGGAAGGTTTTCTTGTCCCCTGTCCAGGGCCTTGAAAGTAAAGTTTCAAGTTTTTTCTGATCCAGGGCGGTTATATCCCACCCAAGCCCAAGGCCCTTTTGGATTTCATAGGCTGTTTGGGTGTAGCCGTTAGAAACAATTTCTTTCAGCAGGGAATCAATGCTATCAACCTGATTTCCATACAGAAGTTCAATTTGCTGTTGAATTTGCATTTGAACCGCTTCAAGGCGGCTGATATGGAACCGGGCGGAAGCGTTTTCCAGCTTTTTCAGCCATTCAGGGGAAAGATTGGCCTGTTGCCCAATTTTGATATACTGATCCACATTCCACTTAAATTCTTCCAGTTGGCCGGTGGTCAGCATTTTCCGGGCTTCAAACAGGCTCACATTGTTATTGGCGGCAAATCGGCCATACCAGCGTTCAAGATCAGCCTGAACCGATCTTTCAGCATCCCGGTAAATGGCTTCCAGCCCATCCACGCATTGATCCGCCCGAACATGGGCGGCATCTTCCAGCAGGGAGAACCGGCCCCGCCAATAGTCAGCACTTTTCACGGGGCTGGCCCTCCCTTCAAATTCGTTACGGCAAAGGAACCTTCTTCCACCTTTACCCTGATTGCCCCACCCTCAAACACAATGGCAACCTTCCGCCAATGGTAGCGTGTACGGGATTTGAACCCGTGATCCCGGCTTGAAGGGCCGGTGTCTTAACCCCTTGACCAACACGCCATATAAACGCCGGGGAAGGGAATTGCACCCTTGCAGGGTAGGAGTGATCAGCACCCTTGCCGCCCCATTATTGCCCCGGTTTATTAGGAAAGGTAGGGGATCACTGATCCCCGCCTGTATCCCCGTTTGGATTGTTGGGATTGGCTCTTGGGGGAAAAGCACCCATGTAATCAGACATAGCTTCAGCCTTTTCCTTTTTCAGCCGTTCCAACTCTGTTTGTGCATCCTTTGTCCATGGGTGTTGCTCCACAATAGTTTCATTGGAGAGAATACCAACGGAATTTTGACAGTTGGTGATTGCTTCAGATTCATTGATCAGAATATCCCGGTTGAAAATCACCGTGATTTCTTCCTGTTCAAAATCCCCGGCTCCTTTGGTTTTCAAATCCTGGTTCACGAACCAAAGAAGCTGTTCAAAAGCCGCCTGAAATTCGGTTTCCATCCCGTTTGCATCCAAATCAATATCCGAATACATACTTTGGATATTCATTTGGTTGGGGTTGCCGGACAACCGATCGTCTTTGGCATCATAGCCCCCGGCATTTTCAATCAGGGCCTTTTTGAACAGTTCCAAAATGGACTTGTAATTTTCGGCGGTGACTTGTACCCCCAGGGCTTCCACGCCGCCATTCTCCCGAACCTTCACCACCCCATAGGTGGCAAGGTTTTGGCGGAACTCCCCAAGGTTTTCCCCATCATAGTCTTTCAGGATCAAAATGGTGTTGCGGGGGTTTTCCTCCATGTTGTTTTCAAAGTCAGACAACAGGCCGTTGATCCCGTCCTGAAGGGATTTCACACGGCGGATCAGGGGGATTTCCTTTTTGTTGTACTTGAACGCAATCAGGGGAAAACGATCCCAATTAAAGTGTTCTACTTTGTCCCCGGTTTTTCTGGTGATATAGGGGGCATAATCCCCCAATTCCACATCCGGGATCAGGGTGGAACCGTCCAGCACATAGCGGTAAATTCCATCAGGCTTGAACAGTTCAACCCGCTTCACAATCTTTTTGGCTAATCCGTCCCAAACCTCTTGCAGATAAAGACGGGCGGCGGCATCCAACGTGGTATGATCATCGTCCGCCCAAAATGGCAACACCTGAAAGGCCGGGAACCGCCTGAAGCATAGTTCACCCTGTTCATCGTAGTGGACGAACAACCAGCATTTCCCGCCGTTCAGGGCATCTTCTGTGATATATTTCAGCATCCGGCGAAAACTGGCATTGAACCGCTTGCCCAATATCTGAACATAGGCTTTATTCTCACAGTTGAAAGTGAACGGCTTGCCCACCAGATAATTGACTTTCTGATCCACCATCTTTGTATATTGGTTATCCACCACATGGGCATTGGGCAGATTTTCCAGAACCATCAATTTCCCATCCGGGCCAATCGCGGTGCGTTTCCGCTTCAAAATATCATGTTCCCCAGAATAGTAGCGTTCACCGGCCATCTGTTCCAGACGTTCCGAAGATTTCTCCCACGCCACGATCTCACGGGCAAAAAATTCAAGTTCAGTCAACCCGGCCCCGGCTCCCGCCCTGATCAGGCGATTGATCCGGGCGGTTTCAGTTTCCATGAAAAGCATACAATCACCCTTTTTATTGCAGAATAGACGTAAACAGCACAAAACCCCTGATATTTCAGGGGCCGTGTTACTATCGTGTTAATCAAAACTGAATGTGGGGCCAACCAGAATATCTTCCAGGGCGTAACGCATAGCATCCATAAGGTGGTTGAAATCGTCAATGGGGATGTTCAGCCGTTTTCCGGTTTTGGTGTCCGTGTCCCAAGTATAGTTTGAAATTTCCGTGATAAAGTTCACACACTTGGGATGAATGATAATGTGATAATCCTGAAGATAGTCAATGCCATTGTTCACGCTGTCCCGGCCTTTTCGTGATTCACGAATATGGATCAGGCCCAAGGTATACAGGCGGTCAATGCTTTTGGGTTCCGCACAATCCGCCCTGATCCGCTCTTTGGCATAACCGGCCCGCTTCACGGCATCCGCAATGTTTTCATTGCTCATACCGGTTTTATAGATTTCATCAAAAACCCAAATGGTTTTCGTGGCCTTGTCCACCAGCCCACAGAATAGGGCGGCGGGATCGTTGGTATAGCCGAAATCCAGCCCAAAGGCGGACTTGATACCGGGAACCTTCCTGATTTCCTCCACGGAAAAGGCCCGTTCTTCCCAATTCTCAAAGATCAGGCCGTCAACAATGCCCCAATCCCCCAATCCGGCCACACGGTAACGGCGGGGGTTGTTTTTCTTCATGGTTTCAAAAACCAGCAGATCAGCGGCATCCAGCCATTCATTACACAGGTAATTGGTGGTCAGGGCCAACACCTGGGGATCAGGCCGGTCAAAGAACCGGGCCTTTAACCAGTGGTGTTCATTCCAGGGGTTGAATGTCAGGGTGATTTGCTTGAACAGGCCAGTTTCCGGGGGGATAGCGCCACGGATTGATTCATCAAGCATATCAAAATCCTTTTCGTTGCTGATTTCGTATGCTTCTTCAATCCAGCACCAGCACAAATAACCATGCTCCACCGTGATTGACGTTACCTTCAAGGGATCATCCAGGCCCCGGAAATAAATCTTCTGCCCGGTGGGCCGGTATGTCATTTCCAGGGGGCTTTCCTTTACCTCCCAATGGGCATCCACCCCCAACCGGTGAATGGCCCATTTCAGTTGGGTGAAACAGGAATCCTTCAGGGTTCGGAACACCTTGCGAACCACAAGGGTATTGGCATCCGGGTATTCCATCATCCGTTTGATAATGTTCAGCGCCGTGGTGGTGGATTTCTTGCTTGCGCGGCTCCCCTTACACACCCGGTAACGGCCCTTGAAATGCCAAAACTTGTTATAGCCGCCGCCAACCACAGTGGACAAAGGAAGAACATTTTTCATTGGCGGTTCCTCTTTTTGTTCCGGTAGGTGGAATATCGGGCGGCAAACCCTAATTCAAATTGACGAACCGCCCCTTTGAACCAAAAGCACTTATACCAGGGCAAGCCGGTTGATTCATCATCCGAAAAATCAAAATCCGCTGTTCCATCGCTCCACATAAAATGGCACATTTGAAAATTCCCATTTTCAGTGATCCGGGGCTTGCAAAAATAAATTTTCACCCGGCGATTTCTGATTTTGGCTTTCAAGGCTTCAATCATGCAGTTGGAATAATATTGGCGTGTAATAAAATTATCCATTTCATCATCCAATAAACACAGGCCCTTGGAATATCAGGGTTTCAGGGCCGTTTTGTTACTACCGTGTTTTTATTCGGGGGGAATATCGTCATACAGCACCACCGGAACCCCGCCTTCAACTTTCAGTTTATCGGTGAACATTCCAAGGTGCTTGCCCAACAGTTCCAGGGCCTTCAGCTTGTCATAGGTCTTAACTTCCCGTTCCGTAATGGCTCCATCGTCCGTGGGAATGGTTTTCACCTTGACGGACGCAATGCAAGCCGTATCATCCCGGTTGGCTTCCCCCTGGATCGTGGCGCTGTCCATGTCGATCACATCCACCGGGTTCAGGAACGCAACCTTGGCAAGTTCCCGGATCACCCGGTCTTGATTGATCCCGGTTCGGCGGCTCCTTTCAGCCTGGGCCTTGGAAATCGCCGTCTGAACACTAACTTTGGCTAACAGTCTTGCACCCTGTTCATTGGCCGTCTTGGGGGAATACCCCGCCCGGATTGCCGCTTGGGTGGCGTTCAGGTCAATCAAGTATTCTTCAACAAATCGTTCCTGTTTCGCGGTCATGGGTATTCACCACCTTTATTTTTCAGCATAGAAAAAGCGCCCCGGTTCCCCGGTGGCGCAATTTCACATTGCCATTATAACACAGGTCTAACTCTCATTTACTCTCAACTTGCGGCAAGCAATCAAAAAAAGCAAGAAGGGCTTTTCCGTGAATCCGGTAAAGGTGCTGAATAGAATACTTTAGTTCAACTGCTAAAACACCCCACCCCGTCTGCCGTACATAGCGCCCGATCAAAAGCGCCCGTTGTGTTTGGTCTGGAACCTTCTCAATCAATTCAGCAGTTTCCCGCTTTTGATCAACCAGTTTATCAATATTTCGGTTAATATCGGCTTCAAAATCAACGATCTTGTCAATAATGGCCGTCATGTTGTCTTTTGGGCCGGAAGTCTGTACCTTATCCGGGTTCAGCGTGTAATTTTGGCCGTTTAACTGTCCCCGAAGTTCACACACAAGCCCTTGCAACTGCGTGATCAGCGCATCGGTAGAAGCGATTTTGGAAAGGTAGCTTTTCGCCGCCTGAGATTTTTCCTTATCGGTCACTATGTAACACATCCTTTCTGGTATCAGTAGCAAATCAAGCGGATCAGTAGCATTTCAGTTAAATCAGTAGCAGGGTGAAACGCTTGCGCCGCAATGGGTTTGGCCGTTTTGTTACTGGTGTTACTGATTTTCGCGTTACTCTTTCCTTATATATACTTCTTCTATATTTTTATATATTTTATTTTATAAGTAATATATAATCAGTAACATCAGTAACACCAGTAACAATATAGTAATTTCAAGGGTTTCCGGCCTTTCGGCATCAGTAACACAACCGTAACACCGCCGCCCCAACCGTAACATTAGGGAACTGGAAGGGCATCTTCAGCTTCATCCAGGCGATCACAACAGATTTGAAAATATCCGGGGTCGATCTCATAGCCTATGTAGTGCCGCCCGGATTTCACAGCGGCAACCGCCGTGGTTCCGCTCCCAAGGAACGGATCACAAATCAGTTGGCCGGGTTCGCTGAACATTTCAATAAGCTGTTGAACCAGTTCCGTTGGCTTCTGCGTAGGGTGGTATCGCTTATCCTTGCTGTCAGTAATAAAGCCCTGTTGCTTGAATACAATTCGTTTCACGGGTTTCTTGAACGTGGTATAAATCAATTCCCCATCCGCAAAGGGATTTTGAAAAGCAACATCCCCTTTCTTGTCCCAAAATATCCAGCAGTTAGACGGTGGGAGTAAATGCCCAAAGTAGTTGCCGCCGAAAATGATTAGATTTTTAGCAACTCTGAACATTTCCTTGAACAGTTCAGGGGGGGGGGATCATGCCATCCCAACCCCCGGTGTAGCGCCGGTTCTTTGCGGCTCCAAAACCGTTGGTTCCCTTGTCGGCTTTCTTACCATACGGGGGATCGGTCAGGATCAAATCAACGGCCTTATCAGGAAGGGCCTTCAGGCCAACCAAACAATCCTGATTGAAAATGGTATCAAGTTCCATGGCCCCGTATCCTTTCCCGGATCAGGTGCCGGAATACATACCAGCATTGTTCCAGCCATCCAACCCGCCTGTAACCTTTATGCTTCACCGGTTCCACCCCGCTTCTGTAATTCCTTTTCCCTCTCTTTTAGTCTTTCAGCCCGGTAAAGTATTTCTTGCTGGATCGCGCATCGTTCGCCCCGGTCAACTAAAAAATTGTAGAACCGGCAATAGGCCATAAACGGGCAAGATAAAGAAACGCAAGTGTTCATCATCGGTATTCCCTCCCCGTTTTGGAATCCTTAATTTCAATTCGGTTCAGCAGTTCAAAACCAGCGGCCCGGATTATGTACTTCAGCACATAGATCAGCGCATTAACGCGCTTTTGCTGTTCCGTTTCCTCCCGGATAATGGGCTTCAAGCCCTCATAAGCCGTGGGGTCAGTATAGCCTTCAGCATTTTTCCAGGGATTACCCATTCCGGTTCACCTTCTTTCCAGCGCATTTGGGGCAGATATACACGATCCCGCCCCGCCTTACTTTAGCCCAATCGTGTTCCTTCCAGGCTGTCAGTGAAGCCCCGCACACAACACATTCGGAATTGGCCGGGGGACATTTCTTTTTCTCCATATGCACCACTCTTTCAGTTAAACCATTTAATCACCGGATCACCGATGAAGCCTTTTTCCCACACATACCACGCATAAGCTATGGCGCTTTCTGTATGGCTGAAATCGCCGTTTTTCGCACAGGCCAGACGGGAACGGGATATGTAAACGGTTCGGGGGGGGGGGTCTTTGAAAACAGTTCCCCCCGGCGCTTTCCCTCCAAGAATTGAACCTTTAAGAACATGGCAACTTTTCCACCGGGCCGGACGGTTTCAAGCGCCCTTTCCACAAACTCCAACCCGGCTGAATAGGGCGGGTTTGTGATAATGTCCCCTTCAAACTCCGGGAAAGTTTCGGTCAGAAAGTCCATGGGTTCCGGTTCCCCAAAGCCCCTGTAAATCAGGTCAGTGGAAATAACTTCATACCCATGGGCGGCAAGCACGTTGGAAATATGCCCTTCCCCACAGGCTGGTTCCCATATCACCGGGGCAAAGGTTTCCAGGGCCAATAGCATTTCCACCGCCTGGGGGTCAGTGGCGTAATAATCGAATTGCGCCCGTTCGTCCGGGGTATGGTTAGAACTTCCAAGGGTTTTGAATACTTTTGTTGATCCAGGCATCAGCCTTCACCGCCTTTCACAAAAATTTTGGTTTGCTTTCCCTTGATCCGTTGGTTTTTCATCGTGAACCCGAACCGTTTACACAGTTGCCGGGAAAACTCAATATTGGAAAGGGCCTGGAAATTGTTCACAATGCAATATTCCTTGTATTTCCGGTAAACATCCCGGCTGGGTTCATTTTCAACGGCATCCATACCGATTTCCTGAACAAACCCAATAATGGGATTGTTGTTTTCCTCGTATTCTTCAAGCTGGTTCTGAACCCGGCTGGATGTTGTGAATTTGGCTTTGGTCAGCACCCGCTTCAATCCGGCCAGGGCCAGGATCACCAAATATTCCATGGCATCCGGTTCACACAGTTCATCCTTAATGTAGGGCCGGAAATCAGCATCATCCGGGGAAAATTTAGCGTCAAAGGGAACGATCACCAACCGCCGTTGAATGGCTCCGGTTTTATCTTTCATGCGGGGGATCACATTGGCGCTGAAAAGGAATTTGGAATAGTTGTTGAACTCGAAGGGGTCTTGCCCTTTGCGCTCCACGTTCACCCGATCCCCTGTAACCAGCTTGCGGAAGGTGGACGCATTGGCAATAAATTCATCCCCAATATCATCCCCCAAGTTTGCCAGCTTGCCGAACAGTTCAGCGGTTTTGAACCTGTCCCCAAGTTCTTTCAGGTCAAGGGAAGCAATATTGGCATCCCCCAACATGGCCTTCACCACATGAAGGAACGTAGATTTTCCGTTGCTCTTATCCCCAATCAGAATGAACGCCTTGCCCAACTCATTCCGCCGATACAGACAATAGCCAACCATTTCTTCCAGAAGCGCCCGGACTTCCGCATCATTACAGGCCAGCCGGTCAAGGGTGTGATCCAGCAGTTCCGAATAGGCGGCGCCGGTTCAGGGTATGGTCAAGCAACGGGGAATAGGCGGCGGGATTGTAGGGCCAGGGGATTTTATTGGTGATCACCACATCCGGGGTGAACCCTCTGAAACTGCCATCCTTGATGTTGTAAAGGCCGTTGGTAAAGGCAATCAAATTGGGGTTGGTGGTGGTCGTGTTTTCCTCAATCATGATTTGGAGATAGGCCAGCACTTCCGAACGGTGCGCCCGCTTCAGGTCTGGAATGTGCTTGATCATGGCCCCTTCCAAGGCCATTGTTCCGGGGGTATAGATACCGTCCCGGTAAATGTGAAGTTGGTCATTGATTTTCACAATATGGTTGTTGTTTTTCAAATAAGTGGCGAATTTGTCAAACAAAAATGTATTTTTCTTGAAAAAAACCGGCTTTTTGAAGGCATCATCCCTCAAAATGGTTTCTAATTCCCGATCCCCCAACGGATCAGGCAGAACATACCGGTTAATCAGGCGGATACATTCACGGGCTTCTTCCTTTGTGAAATCCTCGCTTTGTAGGGTCAGAATGTAGGTGTAAAGGGCCGTATTACGGCCATCCCCGGCTTCCATCGTTATAAAATCCTGATTGGTTTTTACAGGGGTCAGCCATTTGGGAACCACCTGGATTTCATCTTCAGGGCAATTCAGCAGGACGGCCCGATCAACACCCTTGAACCGCATAATGGCATAGCTGTTATTCCGGCCCACTTTGGCATCCGTTTTAATACCCACGGCAAGGGTTTGTTTTGTCCAGCTTTTTTCCACAGTTCCTTCCGGGTTGCGGAAATAGAAGTGTTTCCCCCTGGTGGTGGCGTACACCCGGCATTTCAGCCCCAAATCTTGAACAATCAAAATGGTTTCGTTTCCAAGAATGGCGGCGAATTCATCAGCGTCCCGCACATCGTCCAGGGTTTTCAGCTTTTTCACGCCCTTGAAATTTTCAATGCACTGTTTATCTTTGGTCAGCACATAGCCCCTAAATAAAGGTTCCATTTCGCAAAATCCCCCCCCCCCCATTAAAATTCCACGCCAAAATCTTTCAGGCGATCATAAATCCATTGAATGTAATATCCCTTGTCCAGTTCATCCGGGATCGGGCGGTCTGTCACATCATCATTGATAATGAAACAGTGTTCAGGGGTATTGGCAAACTGTTCCGGGTTCTTCTCCCGGCCCTTGATTATCTTACCGGACACCTTGAACAACCCGCCCTTGCTTTGATCCGTGGACGCAAACACCCGGAAAGTTTTATCAATCTGAATTTCCCCGCCGCTGAACCGCTTCACGGTCTTGGAACGGCCCTTTTCATCCCTGATCTTTTCCGTGGTAATGGTAGGGGAATACAGGGCATAGCGGTATTTACTGGACACCTTCACCACCTTTTGGAAATCGCGTAAGCTGGTACAGGCTCCAACGGTTTCTTCCGGGGCGGTTCCATGTAGGAAATACTGAATGATCCCCCGGTTGACAATGGGAAGGTCATAGTCCAGATCAGATAGTTTCTTGACATAGGCCCCCTTGCATTTCCAACGGGGCTTCCCCTTTTCGTCATAGAGGGGGCCAGCCGGAACGATCAAATAATTGTTCACGTCCTTTTGGAAAACTTTCTGAAATTCATCAAATTCAAGGCGCATCCCGGTACGTTCTTCCCATTCCCAACAAATATCATCTATCAGGTCAAAATCTTCATACCGGCGCAATTTGATTAAAATGCCATCAGTGTTGCTCTGGATAATGTCACAGTGATCTTCCAACCGTTCAATCAAATCCAGTAACAGCAGTTGACCGCCAACACATACATTGTTGGCTTGTCGGGGGTCATAAAGGGCATTGTGGCGGTCTTTCATGGCTCCATAGGTAGAATTTAGGACGATCTTATATGGGGCCTGTTTGGGGTCTTTTTTGGCCTTCAGTTCCAACCGCTTGTGATAAATTTCAGCATACCGGGCCGGGTCTTTCACGTTGCGGGAAATCCAGCCATATTTCAGCATCAAAGAGGGGTAATAACTCGCAACATCAACATTGATATACCACCCTTCCCCGGAATACTTAGGAATAGCACCATGCAACCCGCCCCATGCAAACACATGGGGAACCCCGGCCACATCCAGGGCAAGGGTTTTGGAATAGTCCCGGTTCAGCGGATTTTTATAAAAGTTCAAGACAGATTTATATTTTTCAATCCGCAAGGTGGGCGGAAATTCAATTTCAAATTCATCATAGTGATCCCGCTGAACGGCCCCAAGGATTTTGGCGGATAGCTGGGCCTTCGTGCGCCCAATGTCACCAATGGGCAGATTAAAGGCTTTGACAAGGGACATTTGCGCGTCAAATTCATCTTCTTTCCGCCGAAGCCATACCTCCACGGTTTCTTCAACATCGTGGCGGCAATATTTCACGGTTTCCGCCAATTCATGTTCAGTTAAAGGCCGGTCAATATCGAAGGGAACGCTGGTTTCTTTGATAGAATGGCCCATGAACGCTTCCAGGGCTTTCAGGCTGATTGGCGGATTGGGCATCACATCATAGTTGATAATGGGGTATTCCCTGAACGCTCTGGAAAACCTATAACCGGGCTTGTCCTCCAAAATAATCCAATCATTCACCGCCTTGGGATCAAACCCGCACAAAATCCCTTTGACGATATACTGATCATAGTTCCGGTTATTGTAACCCGCCCAAATTTCCAGCTTATGGACATCATAGAACTGTTGAAGCTGATCCGGGTTATTGATAATGACGGTTTCCTTTTTAGCGTAAAGGTCAATGAAAACCACCAACCAATCATACTTGAAAACCTCAAAATCATAGAAAATCACGCTATCGCCCCCTTCCTGAACTGAATTGGTGAATTAGTGGAAACAGCCCCGCCACGGGAAGGCTTCACCATAGGCCCAACCGGGGGGGGGCTTGCGCCCACGCCCCCCGGCCTGTTGAAAGTTAATTTTCAGCGTCAAACACGTCCGTGATTTTGATGGAATTGAACTGATCCGGGTCATACTCCACAGCGTATTCCAGCGCCCCATCAATGGCTTCCGCCACGTCAAGGACAGTCTGATTAAACTGCTTGTAGCCCTCAAAGGACACGGCCACGCCGCTTTCCAGGGTATCCAGCCAACCCACGGCGGACTTGATCATGTTGCCATCGTTCTTGGTGCCGTACAGAACCCGGTTCATGAAAAGGCGCTGGTTCTTGTACTCGCCGGACAGAATCTTGAAGGAAGCCGCCAACATGGGCCGGTTGTCCTTTTTGGTTCCTTTGATTTCCAGGGACACAAGGGCCACTTCATACTTGCCAGCCGGAATGGTGGGGAAATCCCCGGTGCCGTTGGCGGACGCTTCCTCCACGTCTTTCCGCAACCCTTCCAGGTCAACGGACTTGTCGATCTTGTCAAAATCAATAGCCATTGTAAGTTCCTCCTAAATTTGATTTTCTATGATCTTGCAGATTTTTTGGACAACCTTGGAAATGTCGTCCCGGTTAATCCGCTTTTCCCGCAATATAGCGGTAATGGTTTCAACCTCTGTCTGAATGTCCATGAAGGCAGTTTTATTGGAATCCAGGCTTGCTTCATAGCTTGTCAGATCAGTTTCCACTTTTGCCGTGGTATAATCCGCCGCCACTTCAAGCCGGTTCACATGGGTTTCAAGCCATTTGGCCGCATCCATGCCCATTTTCTGATCCACCAAATCCAGAAAATCCCGGAATTTGAACAGGGTATGGTTGGAACCATCCTTCAGGGATACCACCACCGGGCAAGGATCAATTTTCATCAGCTTTCCCCACGCTTCTTCCGGGTGCGCCGGGGCGGGGCCGGGGGATCGGTTTCTTCCGTCTTGGGTTTGGTGGTGTTCGGCCCCATCATGGGGGCAGGTTCCGGCTCCTCTCCGCCGCCGTCCGTGGGCCTGTCCCACAGGGGGCATTTATCGGGGCCGCCCTCCTTATGGCAACGGTGGCCGGCATCAATGGACGGGCAAAGGGGGATTTCCGGGTTTTCCTCATGCTGTCTGAAAATGCGTTCCCCATCCGGGCAAGTGGGAAGGCTGGGGTTCTCACCCTCACCAGGGGCCGGGTCAGCATCCGGGCCAGGGGCGGGATCAGCCGGGGCCGGTTCCTCTTTGGGCTTTCTGGCCCGTCTGCGGCCCGTTTCCGGGGCGCTGTCAGCCGTTTCCGGGTTAGGGGTAGTAGTTGCACCACCCCGGCCCTGGGCGGCTCCTGCGGCCCTCTGGTTGGCTTCCTGGTACACCTGACAGAAGGCGGCATAGTCCAGGGGGATTTCCTTGTTGTGGACGGTCAGCCGTCCGCCGCCGAAAATGACTTCAGACGTTTTGAAAGACAGTTGACGATCATCCCCATCCGCCACGATCCGGGCCACAAGGTCAACCATCCCGGCAACCTTGTTGGCAACCTTATCAGCCAAATTGGGTTTGATAGAACTGATCTTGTCCCCGGTTTTCCGGGTCAGGTCACGGGTGCGATCCTCATGGGAGATCAGAACAATGTTTTCATAGTCCAGGGCCATCAGCCGCTTCAGGGTGTTCAGAAATTCAGAACGAACCATGTCCCACGCCCGGAAGGAATCATCAGATTCATGTTTCCAGCCCTGCCGGTCACAGATATACACCCGGCAAGCCTCATAAACATCTTCCAGCAGGTCAACCACAATGGTTTTGAAATCGTTCTGTTTCTTTTCCAGTTCGGCCACAGCGTCCGTGAAAACCTCATAGGCCAACAGGCGCTTCGTCAGCCGCCCTTCCACGGTCACGGTGTCCCGGATAGGGATGAAAGGCGCATCCACGAACTTGATATTGCCGTCCGTGTTCAGCATCAGGGGATCGGGGAAGCTGTTGGCAAAGTAGGTCTTGCCGCTGAAGGGTGCGCCATAAACCCAAATCACTTTCTTTTGGGGCGCGTCCAGGTTCCGGCGCTCATTCTTGGGAAGTATCATGTAATCCCATCCTTTCTGACAAAATTCTTCATATTCACACCACCCGCAAAAGTGGTTAGGGTTACGGGGGAAATCCTGGGCTTCAATCATGTGTTTGGCATCGGTCAGGAAATTCACGATTTTCAGCGGGTTATATTGCACCGGTTCCACCCAAGGGGTGGCATCGGCCAGGGCCTTCCGCAATCGCTCCCGGAACTGGATCAGGCTTTCCGTTTTCTTCTGCCTGATTTTTACTTTAGGGACGAACAGGAAATAAAGATTTCTGATCCGGCATCCGGGGTGGGTCAGTTCAAACCAGTATTTGTATTCGTGAAGCTGGCCGCTTTCCATGTAGCTTTTGGAATTATTGGAATACTTGAAATCATAGAGATCAAAATATTCCGTACACGTTGGGTCTTGCATCATTTCTTGTCCCAATGGGGCCAGATAGTCAATGAACCCGATAAAATCAGCATTGCCAATGGGGACTTCAAACCGCCCTCCTGGGGGCAATAGCGCCGCCGCCTTGGGAATCATGGTTTCCAGTTTGATCACTTCGTCAATGTGTTCATCAGTCAGCACCGGGAAACTGTTCTGGTAGAACTCCACCGCCTGGGCCACGCCCTGTTCTATCCCGGTATGAAGGGCCGTCCCCAAAATCAAGGCGTTGGCGGGGTCGGTGTTCGGGATCGTGTGTAGGCGGTCAAGGTATCGCAGTTGATACTTGAAAGGGCATGAACGGAAGCAATCAATTCTGCTATGGGAACATTGGGTGGGCAAGTTTTCACCACCTTTACAATTTTTTGAAATTCGGGGAACCCTTCAGGGTACAGAATGAACCCAAGGCCCATGCTCCGGTTGATTTGCCGGATATTGTGCTTTTGCAATTCGGACGGGGTGCCGTTGGTGTCCTTCAACTCCACTTCCAGGGCCAGCCCATTCACCACGATCCGCATATCCGGCAAGCCGCTTTTCTGATACCGGCCCCCGCCCCAACGCTTTTCATAGTAGCCATAGGGGTGAACCGTGATTTTGTCCTTGGGGTGGCCCAAGGGGTAAATCCCTTCCCCCTCCAACCAGCGTTTTAGGCGGTTTTCAAAGTTCTTTTCACCGGCCACGGTTTTTCACCCCCCCCTTGAAATCAACCCGTGATCCCATGCGTGTTGGGTGTTTTCGGATATGGTGGCCCATTCCAGTTGGGAAGCCCTGCAATCATGCTTCTTCCCCCGTTTGTGGTTCACCACCGGTTTGTTTTCCGGGTTGGGGATGAAGGCCAGCGCCACAAGGATATGTAACCGGCAATTCACCCCGTCCAGCTTGACACGCAAGTAACCGGAACCATCATCATATGGGGCCAGCAGTTTTCCGGTTTTCACAGAACGAACCTGGGCCAATCGGTTGATTTCATAGTTAGGGTGGCCGGGGCAAGGGTGCCATTTTATGATCAATGGGAACCACCGCCTTCAAACCCTGCAAAGGTGGAAATTTTAGCCATCGTGGAAAACAAGGTAGAAAAGTATTCCATGACATTATCCCGATCAATGTTGTGTTTGTCCGCCAACTCAACCAAAGAATGAACCGTGTTCAGCACAATCGGGGTCAGGTCTGAAACAAAGGCTTCGTGTTCCGCATTGGACAGGGTTTCAGGCTCCATTTCCGCCGCCCCCATCCTTCAGGGTGATCTTGACATAACCGGCCTTGGGGGTGTCTTTGGCGCAATCCGCCGCCGCATCCGGGTATTTTTTCTTCAGCTTTGCGGAATCCAGGCCATGGGAAACGGTGGGGGCAACATAGGTCAGGGTCAGGGCATCGGTTTCAAATTTCTTGATCCCGTACTGCTCCATAGCGGCGAACAGTGCCGCCTTCATGTTCTTTTCCTGTTCCTCAATGGCCTTCTTGTGGGCGGTCAGGGACGCAATAGCGTTCAGGGTGGCAAGATGGGTGTTCTGGAAAGTCACAAGGGCGCTGTCCTCGTCAAAGGTGGCTTCCCCGCAATCAGCTGGTTCAAATTCACAGACTTCCTTGCAAGTGGCATAGTCAGGAC